CAGGCCGAGCCGCACAAGTTACACTACTGATTACATGAGAGATTTCATACTTAATACACTTGACCAAGTTACAATATTTAGTAAATATTTTGGTATTCCCGAAGATGTAATCCGATTTAACATTAGTAGTCCTAATGATAGAATACGAAATCCTTTAAGAAATGATAAACATCCTTCATTATCTTTTAAGTATTATGGTGATAAACTGATATGTAGAGATTTTGGTGATGGTAGATTTAGAGGTGATATATTTGAAGTTGTAGGTTATATTATTAATAAGAATTGTAAAACAAGTGAAGGATTTGTGTATATATGTAATGACATAATTCTTCGTTGTTCTGATAAGATTGTTACTAATATTGAATTTAATCGAACTGAACAAGAACATATTAAGAATCAAAATCTTGAAATTACTTTTGATGTTCGTAAACCAAATAAGTTAGATTATATTTATTGGGAACAATATGGTATTAAGAAAAGTAATCTAAATACAAAAGTATTTATTGTTGATAGATATAGACTTAATGAATGGCAAACACCTTATCGTTATAGTGGTACTGACCCTTGTTATGTTTATAATGTTAATCCAAATAAGTATAAACTTTATTTTCCAAAAAGACTTAAAAGTCAAACTAAGTTTATTACTAATAATCGTTGTCCTATTGAGTGTTTACATCAACTTAAACCAACGAATTATATTACTCTCATAAAAGGTTATAAAGATAAAATACTTTTTGAACAAATTTGTGATGAGAAAGGTATTAATGATATTTTATTTATACCTGCTGCTTCTGAAACTATCGTATTACCTACTGACATCTACAAGTTATTGGTGTCATACTCTTTAAGCGGAAAGATATTTACTATTTTCGATACTGATGCTGCTGGAATTAATGCAGCTCATCTACTACAAGGTAGATATAATACTATTCCAATTTATTTTACGAATAATTATAAATCTAAAGACCCATCTGATATGGTTAAAGATTATGGTTATCGTAAAGTATTCCAACATTTTGATAATGTTCTAAAAAAGATTTATTATGGAGATTAAAATCAAAAACTATCTTATCAATACTCTTGATAATGGTAATAAGATTTATCTTTGTCCTATGGATGAAGAAAGTTATACGAGATTGATGAATGATTTTTCTCGTTTATCTGACCAATCAAGTATCAATCGATTTGTGGATAAATATGGTTTCAAACATACACAAATCATTCTTGATGGTGATACTTATATTAGCGCTAATGATAAAGAAACATTAGAAGCTATCAATCCTATTCTTTCGCGTATTCTCCCACATCCTAAAACTATTAAGAATCCTCTTAATAATAAGATTGAAAGGTCGTATAAATGTTTTTGTGCCAAACCTCTTAATCTTACAGATATGACTGAACATAAGACTCCTCTTGAGAGTTGGAATTGTCTTATGATTCGTATTGGAGAACCGCAATATGCTATTGTTATTGAAGAAAAAGTTAAAAAATAAGATATGATTCCTAATGAAGTTTTATATAAACGAGATTTAACTGGCGGTTTAGTTCGTTGGTGGGGTCGAGTTGAAAAAGTTACTAATTCTGATGGTACAGTATCTCTACGATTAGCTTATTATTATGGTAAAGTAAATGGTGCTGAAACATCATCATATTCTCCTGTAATTAAAGCTAAGAGTAAAAAAACTGATAGAGAACAAGCTGAATTTGAACTTAATAGTGTTTATGAAAGACATAAGAAACAAGGATATAAAAGTCTTTCTGATTTAGGTATTAGTCCTTTAGATTATCTTACTAATGCAGATGATTTATTTGCAGAAATAGATAAGAGATTACCTAAATATAATACTGATGCAAATAATTGTGTTAAACCTATGAAAGCACAAAAGTTTGCTATTGGTAAGTTCGAATATCCTTGTATTGCTCAACCTAAAATTAATGGTGTTCGAGCAGTTATTATGCTTGAAGAATTTATACCTACTGACTTATTTAGTCTTGAAGGTTTTGTTCGTGATGATAAGCATTATCATGCTGTAATTAAAACTAAAGAAGGTCTTACTTATCATATTTGGCATATTGAGCAACTATTTAATGATTTTTATAATAGTTTTCCTGAATATGCTAATATGGTATTTGATGGTGAGATTTATATTCGTGGTGAGAAAGTAACAAGCATTGGTGGAGCTGCTCGTAATCCTCGAAATCCTCTTCATGATAAACTTCAGTTTGTTAATTTTGATTTAAGTATTCCAGATTTAACTAACAAAGAACGTGATAAATTAAGATTCGGTGTTTGGGAAGAATATCGTAGTAAGAAAAGTAGTGTATCTCATAATGTAATGACTGGTAGAATTTGGGAAAATTTAACTCCCGAAGGTCATGGTATGTGGGATAAATTTAATCTTATTATTCTTAATAGTGATACTATTTATGATGATAATCAAGCGTTAGCTTATATGCAAAAATGTATTGATTGTGGCTTTGAAGGAGCCATAATTAGAGATTTGCATACTGAATATAAATTTGGTTCTCGTCCTGCTACAATGATGAAACTCAAAAAGTTCGACGATGCTGAATTTGAATGTATTGGTGTTGAACACACTGGAAATCCTGATGATAAAGTGGGATTTAATGTTAGATTAGTTCTTAAAAATGATATTAATGATTTAGTATTTAGTTGTACTTTAACTGGTACTGTTAATGAACGATTAAACATTCTTAATAATCCACCTATCGGAAAGTCTGTAACTGTTAAGTTTTATGAAAGAACTAAAAATGGTTTACCTTTCCATGCAAATGTTGTTGGAATTAGAGATTATGAAAAGTAATGAAAAGTGTTGGAACTATCAATGAAATACTTGATTTATTCTATAATAGAATAGATGATATAAGTATTCATACAAAACATACCGTTGAAAATGGTAAATATGGTTATGAATTAAAAAATGGTATTCTTTATTGTAGAGGTAGAATAATTGGTGTTTGTAATAAATTAATACCATTTGTTGTAAAATTAAATGATATTAAAGATTATCTTTATAGACCACTTGTTAAACTTAAAAATCAAAAAATTAGAGGTATAAATAATATAGATATTTATAATATTTGTAGACAAAATAGTATTATTATATATAATGATGCTTATTCTATTCTTTCTACTCTTTGGTATGGTATAAATCAAAATCTTAATGTTACAAGACATATTCTTGAAAAAGATGTTACTAATCAAAAATTTGCTGATGTTCGAACTCATCAGATAAAATATAATAATGCTCGTAAAGCATGGCGTTCTGCATTAAAAGATATTTTAAGTATTTGTAAAGCACAAGGTATTGATGCTAATAAGATTATTAATAAAGCTTATACTTTATATAATACTTATGTAGAATATAAAGGTTATAAAAAATTATATAATACATTTGATACAACAATTAATCTTAAAGATAATATTCGTATTACTTTAAGTCCTAAAGAAAATCTTATTATTAGTGGTAAAATTCTTTATTGGCAAACTATTCGTTCCAAAAAGGTTAAAACTGCTTATTGTAAGAATTATACTGAATTTAAGAAACTTTGGAATAATAGAATTACTCGAAAGCAACTTAAAGATGTTATTAGAATTAAATTCAATGAATATCTTGACAATCAGAAAGCTATTGAAGAAGCAAAAGCTAAGAAATATCGAGAAGAGCTTGAAGTTCTAATTCAAGAATTTAGAAATTATAAAATTAGTAGTATTCCTTATCAATGGCGACAGTATGGTACTTATGCTGTAATGCGTTATGAATCAACTAATGGGATTGTTAGATTATGGAATGATGCTGTTATTAAATTAAAAGATTTCACTGATTTTGCTCATTTCTTTGCTGCTTGTGTGCAAAATAATATTCAATTAAATCGTAAAACTTGTTATAATTATAAGATTCAATTTGGTGGATATTATGTTTGGGAAGTTCAAGCTAACGATTTATGGAATGTTATGTGGGGTGGTCAGTGTATTACTATTATGGATGTTATAATTATCTGTAATAGAATAGGTATTAGTCTTGAAGAATGTAAAGTAACTCGTAAACAATTATTGTCGCAATTTGAGAAGCGACAGGAGGTGTAACTTGTGTGGCTCCGCCTGCTGGGCTTCGCCCAGCGGCTCCGCTCCCCGGTGGGAGAGGAGGTTGCACGCCCACTTGTCGCGTTTGAACTAATACAATTAAAGCTATGAATGTTGTAGAACCTACAATCGAATTTTGTGATTATTCTGGTCTTAGAAAGATTGAATTAATCGGTAAAGTTTGTACTAAACAAGAAGATAGTATCAAACCTGATTCAGCTGAAACTTTTTGTAGAAATAGACTTATTGATGGTCATACTGCTATATTTGAACATGAATATGTTTATTTTAATGTTACTTCAATTCCGAATCGTATTGTTCGAGAATTTGTTAAATTAAGTCCTTATATTCGTTGGTCTTATCTTGGTAATTATATTGGTTTTTCATATCGAGTATTTCTTGATATTATGAGTAATAGTCGTAAAATGAAAGCTATTTATAATGATATTTATCATCCAAGCGAAGTTAATGATTTGTTTTATAATATGCTTCTTTTGAGTAAGGAGTTTTCTCATTTACTGTTTGATGATAAAGATATTATTGCTAAACTTGAATATGGTATTGATGCAAGTCTTCGAATTGCTTCAGATGCTGAAATCCTTGCAAATGCGCCGGAGATTTATAATGTTACTTATAAAATTACAACCGATAGAGGTGTTACGCATGAAGCCGTTCGTCATCGTGAAATGAGTTTTATGCAAGAAAGTACTCGTTGGTGTAATTATGCTAAAGGTAGACTTGGTTATAAATATGGTAATAATATTAATGTAATTGAACCACCGTTTAAGAATGAAGATTCATTAGAAAAATTCTATGATGTTATTGCTGGTAATGAAGCTATATATCAAGAATTAACTAATGATGGTGAACCTGCTCAGTTGGCTCGTTCGGTTCTTCCTACTGCTACTAAATCAGATATTTATATATCTGGTACTCTTGATATGTGGATTGGTGAACATCTTGAAACTGTTTATCCCAAACTCACTATTGTTGAGAATAAAGGTTTCCTTCCTCTTCGTAATCATAAAGCTGCACATCCTCAAATGATTGAAATTGCTAAAATGATTGCAGAAGATATTGCTGTTAGATTCCCTAATGAAACAGGTCGTATTATTAATTATTTTGAATAAACTACTATGGCTAATAATAATTATATATCTCGTTCAAAATTTCAAGAAGTATTTGCTAAAGCTCTTAGTAAATGTAATGTTCCACAAGATGAACAAGACAAGTTTTTTGAAGAAGGTAGTACTCTTCAGTTAAGAAATCTTGGTATTTGCATTGCTATTACAAATATTATAGATAATATTATAAAAGAGGAACTTCCTGATTATGATGGTTGTGTTTCTGGTGAAACATTTAATACTATTTATGAGTATAACAAACAATATATGTATGAACGAGAGCAGGAGCGAAAGCGAGAAGAAAACGCTTAAAGAACTTCTTATTGAAATTAATAATCGTCACGGTATGACAGATGGTAATTCATATGTTGCTCGTGAAATGGTTAGAATTTATAATAAGTTATTCAAACGTAGTATTATTTTAGCAGTTAAGAAAGAAGCTGCTTTAAGAGTGTTACATGGTCAAGAAGGTAGACAAAATGTATTTGCTAACTTTCCTGAAGAAATAATTAATTAAGATTATATGGTTAATAAATTAATTTTAATTAGTGGTAGAAAAGGTGTGGGTAAAACATATGTTACTGAATACCTTGAAGATATGCTCGCTGGTAAAGTTGAGATATATCCTATGGCTACAATGCTTAAACGTATTGTAGCTGCTGTTACAAATTGTAGTGTATCTCAATTAGACAATCATTATTTTAAGTCGTCTAAATCTCCTTATATTGTTAATCGTTACGGTATGGATGAACAACTTACATATCGTAAATGTTTACTTCATTTTGGTAAACTATTAAGATTTGATAATAACAGAGTGTTTATTGATGATGTTATAAATAAAATCAGAACTACTCCTTGTGATTATTTTATTATTCCTGATATTCGAGAACAATTTGAATTGAATTGTATTAAAGATTTTGCTCGTCAGAATGAAATTGAATTAACTACAATTCGTGTTCTCCGTAATACTAAAATGGATGATACATCCGGTGATAAAACTGAGTGTGATTTAGAGAATTATACTGGTTGGGATTTTTATCTTGATAATACTGCTGATGGATATGATAGTATTCATAAACAATTAACTTATATTTGTAAAGAAAAAGGTTATAATGTTAAAAAGGGTTATGTTGAACAAAAATTATTTTGACAATTTATGAGTAATTTATTTGGTATTGCGCAAAAATATGATTATCTTGTTTCGCAGATAGAAGAGAATGACGGCGAGATAACGGAAGAAATTGCAGAAGAATTAGCTATTGCTGAAAGTGAACTTGAAGATAAACTTCGTGCTTATCGACAAATAATTGATGCTCAAAAAGCTAATATTGCTTATAATAAAGATGAAATTAAACGACTTCGTGATAGGAATACAAGTTTTGATAAAATAGCTGGTAGACTTAAATCTTCAGTTGTTGATGCTTTACATATATTTGGTCAAGTTGGTAAATCTGGTAATTATAGTCTTAAATTTCCTGATTTTACTGTTTATACAAAAGAGTCGGAAAGTGTTTCAATTAATGAAAATGCCTTAGACCCTATTGTTACTTCATTACTTCATATAACAGAAGCACCACTTCCGCCGGAAGATAATATTTTCGTTGAGAAACATAAAGAAGAATTAGATAAGATTGCTTCTATTAGTATTACAGTTGATGTTCCTATTAGCTTAGTAAAAGAGGTAGGTAGATATATTCATGATAAATTAGGTGATGATTATATTTATACTGTTAAATTTGATAAGAAAGCTATTAAGGAGCTTGATAATTGGGCTAAGGCATCCAATGAATCTAACGAAGATATTGCTCGTGCTGAACGAATAGCTCATGTCATGGATAAAATTGATATGGAGATTGTTACGTCTGAAACTGCTATATATAAGTAGTCTATCATTAAACAAATTAAAATTAATTAAGCTATGAGTAAAAAGTATTTGATTACAAAAGTAATCGCTGGTGAGAAACAAGGTTTTCTTAAAAATGTAACTAAAGATGGTGGAGAGTGGATTAATGACCATAATGAAGCTCTTACATTTTTGAATCTTAAAGATGCTGAAAATGAGAAAGAACTTCTGTTTAGTAAACTTGGTGCTGAACATAAGGACATTGCTCATATTCGTATTATTGAATTGTAATATAAACTAACTAATTTAATTATGGCTGCGAATATTGAATTTAATTCTAATAGGAATACTTATTCATTCTATTCGTTGAAAAATGTTCCTTGGCATGGTCTTGGAACTGTCGTTGAAGAAGCTAAAACTCCTGACGAAATCATTCGTATTGCTAATATGGATTATAAAGTAGCTTTAGCTCCGATGTTTGCAAGTTTTATTCCTGCTGAAGCTAAACATATAGTAAAAGAAGATAATCACTATGCTTGTCATATGTCCAATGGTGATGTTGTCATTATTCCGGAAAAGGGTGCTCGCGTAAGTGATGTATATGCTACATATCGTAAAGATAATTATAAAATTCTTGGTACTGTTGGTAGTAGGTATGAACCTGTTCAAAATACAGAAGCTATGGATTTTATATATCAAGTTTGTAAAAGTCAAATGGTAATTAATCCAAAAGATGTTATCATTCAGACTGCTGGCGTTTTAGGTATCGGTGAACGAATCTTTGTTACTGCTAAACTTCCTACTTATGAGATTGCAAAAGATGAAATGGAAAAATATATCCTTTTCACTACAAGTCATGATGGAAGTGGTAGTATTCAGGCTTGTTTCACTGATATTCGTGTTGTATGTAACAATACGTTAAATGCTGCTTTGAATCATTGTAAAAATATGGTTCGATTTAAGCATACTAAAAATGTTAAAGCTAATTTAGCAATAGGTGCTCAAATGATGCGTGACACTCTTAAATATTCTGAACAAGCTAAGCTGATTCTTGAAGCTGCTGAGAATATTAAGATTAATGATGATGTGATGATTGATTATATCACGGATTTAATTTGTGATGCTAATCAGAAAGAATTTATTGCTAAATGCGGTGGTATTGGTAAGATTCCTTATGAGAATGATGTTATTTCTACTCGTAAGAAGAATCAGTTACATGCTATGATTAATTATATTGAACGTGGCCCCGGACAAGATAGTCATCGCGGTACAATGCTTTGGCTTTATAACGGTGTTACTTCATATATTAATAACGGAATTGAATATAAAGATAATCTCAATAAATTCGATTCTATTACGCAGGGTAATTCTTTCAAACTCGGTCAGACAGCCTTTAATAAATTAGTTCAACGTTTAAGTGCCTAAATGATTACAGAAGTAGTTATATATTCTGATGGTACTGTAAATAGCTTCGATTCTGATAATTGTCAAATTCCAAGTGCTTCTGGTAGTTGGGAAATTATTCCTTTGCTTGCAAGTTGGGCTTTAGCTCAATATCCAAGTCAATTACCTGAGGAATGTAGAATGACTAATGCTAAATGTTTTATTGGTGTTAGAAAGAAAGGAGGTGACGATAGGATGCCAATTCCTATACGTCATCTCCTTAAAATGGCAAAATATATTGGAGAAGAGGGGTATAATATTCGTACCGCAGATATAAGTGAAATCCCACAATCTGAACAATAAGATAGCATGAAAGAAAGTCTTATAGGATTGTATGTCGATAACACGGAAGTTCCAGAGTATAAAAGCGCTGGAGCTTCCGGTTTCGATTTACGAGCTAAATTTAATCCTAAAATTCCGTGGTTTGATAAAAGTGTTATTGGTAGGATATTAAATCACGATAAAGATGTCACAGCTTATCTTTATGATAATTGCTATGATGGTCTTGAATGGGTTATTGATTTTAACGTATTAGATAAATCTATTCGTCATGCAATAAATCAACCAGTTGAAGGAAAAACTCTTCTGGAATATATGACGATAAATAGTATTGACAAAGTTAATATCATTCTCCCATATAAAACTGTTAAATTTGAAACTAATATTTATACTGAAATACCTGAAGAAGATGAGATGCAAATTCGTCCTCGTAGTGGTATTTCAAGTACTACTTTATTAGATGTTAAATTTGGTACTGTGGACAATGACTGGCGTGGTAACAGCGGAATCATAGTACAAAATCCTACACCTTTTAGTTATATTATTATTCCTAATAGTAGACTTGCACAAGGTGTAATTGTTGAAAAGAAACGTGCAGTATTTGATATTAAATCTTCTAAAGATGAACTAAGCAAAACTGAACGTGGTGAAAATGGTTTTGGTAAAAGTGGTCTAATGTAATAAATCAAAATAAGATGTGTACTAAATCAGATATTCCACAAGGTGAACATTATTATATCGGTGTTAAACTGATTAAAGCTCGTGTAGCTTATAGGATTAATGGTAATGAGATAGTTTATGACTTAAATCGTGCTCGTAATCCTAATGATGTTATTGAAGAAGGTTACGAAGTTATTTATCCTGATAACTATAAATCTTTTTCACCAAAAGATGTATTTGAAAAGGCTTATTATATGATTTTAAGTCCTAACAAAATTCAAGAAGGTGATGTACTTAATTTCATAAAAGAAGGTTATTCTTTACGTCTTGGTGAAAAGACAACAGTTGTTTGCGATACTACTCTAACTGGATTCGATACTGTCGGTATAGCTGCTTGTGTAAACCCTTCAACTTATGACCATGATATGGGATGTGGTGTAGCTCGTCGTGATATTAAAGATAAAATCTGGGGACATCTGGGTTTTGTTCTTCAATGGGCTATTAATGGTCTTAAAAGGTAGTTTATGATTAAGCGACTAAATGTAAAGAAAAATGTTAGATTATTAGGTGTCCAATGGGATGGTGCTAATATCTCAGAATGTGTTAGTTTTTGTAGATATTGTCATTTTTCCGATGGTTGGATGTTTATTATGTTTAGAGAGAATATAATTCGACTTAATAAAGGAGATTGGATTATTGCTTTAACTGATAAAGAATTTACTGTTATTAATAGTGAAACATATCAATATCTTTTTGATAAACCGAAAGATGTTGAAAACGGTGGCGAATAAAACGTGACAAGTGGGCGTGCAACCTCCTGCCCCACCGGGTCAGCGAAGCCCGAAGGGCTGAGCTATCAATGTTACAACTTTAATTGCTACTATAATTGTTGTTATTATTAATAACGATATTACTAACATAATAAGTGATACAGACAGACCGTCAGAGTGCCTATTTTCAGGCGTTCTGACGGTCTTTTTTTTGTCAGTTAGACAAATGTACCATTAACAAAAGATAATGCCCGTAGCAGGCTGGGAAGCACCGCCACGGGCAAATATCCGACGTTTACTCTATTAGACTATTCGTTCTCGTAGTTATCACTATCTTTCGGACTAATCATTTCTCTAACACCACTAAATGTAATACCAAAAGGATTATACATATTGTAATAAGACATAGTAGCACCGAGATTATTAAACTTATTAATTTGACGAAGAACAGGAGCAGCTTGACGTAATGCAACTGCACGTTTATCTTGTCCCTTATAAATACCTCTATCATAAATAAGTTCATCATCATCAACCCAAAGACCTTGAATAGTAAGATTAACAAGTTTATATGCAGATTGTAAAGTTTTCTGACCAGCAAACAAACTATTTGCAGTTTGTTCTATTGTAGCCATCCAACCAAATACTGGCATAGGTTCAATCATTTGTTGATAATAAGTTGTTGCAGCATACATAGCGTGCTGATACAAAATATTATCTTCGTCATCATCATCTTTCTTAAATGCACCAAGTGTCATAGCAGCAAGAGCACTGAAAGCTAAAGCACCCATTAAACGAGCAAATTTCATAGTTGCTATCTGTTCATTTAAGGGGAGAGTATTATAATAGAATCCTACATTAAGTAACCAACTCGATACACCTTTGAAGAAGTTACCAATACCTTTCATATAGTCGATAACAGTATTGTTATCATTAAGACTATCTTTGAAGGCTTGACTACCACTTCTAAACATATCAAACATAGGATTAAATACAGGAACTTCATAAGAACCTAATTGTTCATTATAAAATATACGACCGAAACGACGACCGAAATAACGAACAAAGTTAGGACGAACCCATTTCTTAAATTGCATTAACAAATCACCAAAAGCAGCATCTTGTAAACTATTTCTGTCTACACGATTGTAAATACCATGTAATGATTGGTTAATAGCTTTAACTCGACCACGGAACTCCGAAAGAGTTTCTTCTGTAAGACCACTTTCAGGATTAAAACTCAAACGACCATCTTCAAGTTTAAGTTCCGAACGAAGAGTATTGTATTTATCAAAAGCTTCACGTTGAGCTTTTTTATCAGTCTTTCGAGAATCAACAATTTTCTTACGTTGTTCATCAGAAAGTAAATTATAATGTGATTTAAGATATTGAGAAGCATAATCGTGATTCCATAAATACTCTTTTGAAGTACGTTTTTCCTCACGAGCTATTTCAGCATCTAAATCTTCTTTGAAAATAAGATATTTATCATATTGTTCATTAGTAAGAACATCTTGTAATAACTTTTCAAGATTATCATTATAAAAATCATTGAAAGCCATAATTTTACCACCAACTACTCGATGAGATTGCGTAGCAGCAAGTAACATACCAAACTGCATAATGAACTCACCCATGTTATTAGGAGCATAACCAATAGTATCAACCATTCGCATAGCTTTAATCCAATAGGAAGTTCCAGTATCAGAAGATGTTACATCACGAGTATCTTGATAAATATCATCAAAATCTTTAATGATTGCTACAAGTACATCATCAGTTCTTGTCGAATTAATATCGCGTAAGAAATGAGGAATAGTCTTAATAACATCACGCAGACCTGATTTCATAATATCTTTGCTTTCAACAAAGTTATTAGCAGTAGATTCAACTATCATATCAGTAACACCTTTGAGAATATTAGTGATACCAGCAGTATAGTTGAGATACATGAAAGTCATAGAAGTATAACGCAATAATGCACCGGCAGAAACATCAAGAGCACTATTGTATTTACTAAAATTAAAAATACGACGTTCCATATTATTTAACTGTTCATTCGCATTTTTAATAATATCACGAGGTGCTACACCAGAAACTCCACGTTCATTCATTAAATATTTCGTAAGCTGATAATCAGTTTCAAAATTATTAATTGCACGAAGATTATAAAGTTCTTGTGTAAAACCTTTCATTACATCAACAATATCATAAGACATCACATTTGCTTTATACTTTTTATTTTCAAGCATTACAGCATCGTTATAATGTCTAATCTCACGAAGAGTTGAAGGTTTAACTGTAACAGGAAGTTTGTTATTTTTATCAAACCATTCATTAAATAATTCTACGATTCGAGCTTCGTATTCAGTATAACTTTCAGATTTGTACTTTTTACGAATATTAAATACAGGAATATGTTTAGGAACTTGTAAAGTTTGAGCTTTTGTAACAAATCGTTTAGTACCATCAATGTCAGTATAATACCTATCTTTATGAATCATAGGAATACTAACAAATTGTTTAGCAGATTGACCTAATGTAGCTTGAGGAATAAAAGGCATTACCTCATCCCATCTACCATAATAGTTAATCCAGTTACCGTCATATTCACGAATAGTTCGTTGAATAAGATTACGAATAGTATTGAGTAACTTTTGTTCTTTATCACTTAAAGCTGCATATTCATCTGATACTGGGGTATTACCAAAATCAAGTTTATAAAGAACGTTTTCACGTTTACCACTAATATCAGTGATAAGACTAAGTTCAATAAGGTCATGAGTTTGTAAATAAACAAGTTTCTCACGATTACTTAATTCAGTAAGTTCAGCAAGATGTTTAGCTGCTTCATTATCACTTAATGGAACAATGTTCCAAGTATGATTTTCATTATATTTCTTTATAATATCATCAATGATTTCAAGAGTCTTTTCAGCAGTAACTCTTGTAACAAATCCACTGTCAGTATAAAGATTCTTATAAATAGCATCACGAATATCTTTTCGTAAAGTACCAGTCGAATCTCCAAGACCTTCAGTTTTATAACTACCGATTAAATCTCCATATTCATTAATGAATTTGTGCATTAACTTTTCACGAGCACGAGCATTTTTAGAAAGTCCCGGTTGAAACTCTTCAAGTGCACTTTCAAGTTCATCATTAATGCGTTGAGCTGCTTTCTTAGCTTTATAATTAGCTTCATCCCATGCTTTACCAGTAATATCAATTAAAGTAATACCAGTTGTAAAAGCAGAATCAAGCCAAAGTTGTGTCTTATTAATATCTTTATCAAGTTCAAATAACAAATGCTGAATTTCTAACCATTCATCTTCTGTTATTTCAACGCTATTAACATTAAATCCTTCAAGACTACCCTTATGTGAAGCAAGATACTCTTTAATCTTACTAAACGCGGTAATATATTTAGGATTACGGCTTTTATCAATTACAGCCCAAGTTACTACATCTTTAATAGATTGAATAACATTAGACCGTATTCCAGCAACTTTTGTTGCAAGAGATTTAAGTCGAGCTATATTATTATTTAATTCACCAAATTCTTTAGTAAATAATTCTTTACCTTCTTCACTTTCAGCATCATAAACTGTATCTTGAATTTTTATTTCTTCAAGTGTAAGATATGGACTAAAATGAGAAGCAAGTTTTAACATCATTACAAGTCTATCTTTGTAATCAAGAGCCGCACCATAATTTGAACGAATCTCTTCATAATTCAAATCCTTAGTAATAGCCCATAATTGCTTGATAGCATCATAAACAGAACTACTCAAATTAGCCAAACGACTATAAGTAGCTTTCATTGCAGCAATATCTCGTTCTTCAAGAGCACTCTGAATACCACCTTCAAAACTTTCATCATCAAAAGATTTTAAGATATTCATAAATTCCTCACGATTTCCAACATTGTTATTATTCAAAAATTTCTGGATTCTATCCATAATTTTCAAAGTTTCAATAGCAATATTAGAATCGACAACAAGAGAATTTCGTAAACCATCTCTTGTAGGAACATCAGCATGAACAACACGAGAATATAATTTTTCATTATCACCATAAATATTAATATTCCTACGAGGAACATCAATATATGTTTCTGCAATTATTCGACCAACACCATCATTTAAAACGGTACTAACCGAAGTCATAATAGGATTAATTCTGTAAAGATTACTAATAAAAGTTTTTGTCCAATCATCTAAATAATTGAAATCTCTATTAGCATCAATCAGAACATCACCGTTAATATAAAGATTACCATTCTTTAACATAGGGGCTACACGAAGAGCTTCTTCATAAGCAGATTTGTTATAATCTACTTGAATTGCAGATTTATGATAACCTTTATAGAAAGAATGAGTTGCTTGTGTAGTAACAAAAATAGATGAAGCAGAAAATTCTAATTCATTATAAATAACATCACTTGCAGAAGAATGTGTATGTTCAACATTGATAAATATAGGAGTAGTAACTTCAACTGAATTTAATACTTCAAAATCTGTATCAGATACAGAAGCAACATCAGTATCAATTACATCTTCTGTTTCAACATCAACAGTGCTATCAATAGCATCTTCTGTTTCAATCACATTAGCATCATTGAAATCTGAATTTTCATCCATTTGGACTGATTCATTATTATCAATAGCTAACATGAATTTATGAATAGCATCAGAATCTGTAATAACCGATAATCTATCAGTTATAATAGTTTCACCATCTTTTTGAACTTGTGCCATCATACCTTCTTGATAAGTAGGTATAATACTAATATCACCAGTCATTAAAGATGCTTCATTACGAAGTAAAGGATTAACAGGTAAGAATACATAAATATCTTTTAGCGGATTATTAGTATTCGTAGTAATTTTATATCGTTTATACACACGATTCTTATTACGAGTAATCCTTTCAGTTACATATTCCGCGTTAGTATATTCAGAATTAATTAATCGAGCTTCAGTTTCAATATAGAAATTCTGAGTATTACCGTTTTCATCAATATAAGAACCAGTACCAACATTTTCGCCGTTAGCATTTTGAACATAACCAATAGTGGCTTTATTTTTATTTGCTTCCCAACGATAACGTTTTTGTATATCACTTAATAATACCGGATTCATATCTGATTTCATACGAGATATTAAACTCATAACAGGTGTAATATCTACATTTCCATCAAATACAGCTTTTTCAGCATTTCTTAAATTCTCTGCGTAATTACCAAGATTAACAGAAGGGTCAGGATAATGAACTTTACGACATAAAGCATCATATTCTGCATTAAGTCGATTAGTACTTATAAGTTCAATCGGAATATATTTTGAAACATTATAAGCATAATTGAAACCTTCTGTAACATAAGTATAAACTAATAACTGACGTATCGTATGAGCAATATAAGGAATCTTACTATCCCACATACGAAGAATACTATCAGTCATATTAGACCAAGAATTGACATCATTATCATCACGTTGGATTCTAATAACATCATAAGGTACAGAACGATTATTCTTACGAACTGTTAAATACTTAAATATATTATCGCCTCTAAATTCAGGTGATTTCTCAATATAATCTCTTAATGTACTATCTTTTTGAATAAATTGAATTTGTTGAGCAAGTGAAAGTTTAGTGTATTGAGTAAAACTTTCAGGTGTATAACTATCTTTAACAGTATTCAAAAGAGTCTTAAAGATAAGTTTTTGTTCTTTAAGTTGTTCCTCTGTATGAATACCTAATGTAGTAAGAACTTCCGGAGTATTATCGGGTGTTAAGATAGGAAGAACTTTAACAAGTCCATTATCTAATCCACCGTTAATACTTACGAGATAGTTCATAATACTATCAGTAACATATTTATAAGTAGATTCATCAATCGAATTTTTACGTTGAAGTATCTGACCTAAAATCGTATTAGCAATGTGATGATTTCGAGTAATGAAAACATCACCGAAACCATTAGCCATTAACCAATGTGCATACTGATAACGAGCTTGAATTACTCCGTAAGCACTTTGATTTTCAGTATCATTAAATTTGTTGCCATCAAGATAACCTTCAAATGAACCAACAAATATACTTTCAATAATGTCTTTACCATTATCAAGAATTACCTTATTAGGAGTTTCATATCCAACAGCTAAATCCTCAATAAGTTCACGACGTGTCATAATATCATTTCGTTTCGGAAGTTCCGCACGAAATCTTTTCATATCCAAATAAGTAATCGCAGCAAGAGGATTACCTTTAACATCTTTTGGTTTATAATGCCTTCTAAAAGCATCAGAACTTTCACGAGTAAAAGCAGCTTTAATCGCATCTATTGCTTTAGGATTACCAGCATTTTCTTCGATATATTCATCAATAAATCGAAGTGTTTGATTATATTTATCATTTACAAGTTCTTTTAAGGCTTTTACTGGATAATAATATTCAGCAAGTTTACGTTCTTTTTGGTCAGCCTTAAAGAAACTATCAACCCTACTTTCACTTTTAAGCATGAAATTAAGGTCAATCAAATTAGTAGCAATTTCATTATATTCAACAAAATTACCAAGAACGCTAATCTGACGTAATAACCAATCTGCTGTACGATTATCACGATTTTTAATATTATCTAATAATTCTTCAGTAGTTTGATAACCATATTTACCACTAATTTCATTAATAGTAATATTCGGTAATTTATCTTTCAGTTCATTAAGCTGTCCAACAGTAAGAGTTTTAGTTTTACTTTTACCACTTGCGACAGTCATTATGACATCATGAGATTCAACCGGAGTAATTTCTTTTTTAACAATTAAATCAGCATAAATCTTGGCAAGTTCTACACTATAATCAGAACGAATTGCTTCGACAGCATCGAGAATTGTAAAATTACCACGACTTAATGATTGAACTTCCATTCGATTAACTGCTTCAACAATAGCAGGCTGATGAATAAAAGCATCCTCATTAGTAAATCTATTAGGTTTATCATTGTAAAGTTCAATAGTAACACCAGACGATATAGCACGAGCTACACTTAAAGTATGAACATTAAGATTAAATCCAAGTCCAGCTTTAAGAACATCAAGAATACCAGAAGTAAACTGATTCATTTGAAGTTCAACTCTCTCACCACTAATATCCAAATGTTCATTAAGTGCATCATTATTAATCCAAACATCATTAACCCAAAGAGCATTTTCTTTTGGCAATAATTGGATATTTTCAGCACCATATCGTTTAGCTAAAAACTCTTTATATTTACTTGTTAATCGAGGCACACCTTTATCACTTACAGTGTATATTTCACTTCTATCAGTAAAACCTTTAGGTATCGGTAAAGAATTAAGACTAATCTTACGACGAATACCTTTAAGCAATCTACCATGTAAAGTAGAAATTGTTGCGATTAAAGTATCGAAATTAACAGAGTGACCTTTAAGAACTGTTGAACCCATACTCATGTTATTAAGAGTAATCTTATCCATGAGGTTATTAGGATTCAAAGTTTTAAGAGTATAATTCCAAAAAGCATTATCACGGTCAGATACAGCTTGAATTTCAGCCATACCATTGGGTTTATTTACTTCTTCAGCATGATTTGGATTAGAAAGAACAGCTGTAATAATATCAATCAAATGATTATCACGAGCTTCTCTACTATTCAATTCATAAATACTCTCGTTTTGAACAAAGTCTTTTGTAAAAGCATTAAATGCCTTATCAATATTACTTTGAATAGCACTTAAATGAGGGATAATAGTTTTATCAGTATCCTCAACAAGATATTGGAATTTTGATTTAATAGTATCAAAATTACTAATTGTATCAGGAGAAATATCAATAGTAGCTAACTGACTATTAACATTCTTAACAAACTTAATTAAATCATTAATTGCTTTATGAGCACGAATTAATAAATCCGAAGTATAAGCACGTTGAGTTTGAGTGTAATTACCAAAATCTTCAGTAACACCATCTCGCTTATTAGCAAGATATTCTCGAACTAAACTATTTACATCACCGTAATTCTTTGCAAATCCATACTGTAAATTATGCAGAATAGATTTAAGAATCTTAGTATATTCCGAATTACTTTTAACATCTTGTAAATCCTCTTTAATTAATTCAATGATGTTATTAAGAGGAGATTGATTTGTATTAGTAGGTACTAAATTAGGATTATAATACCGGCTAATCCACTTAACAATAGCATTAAAATTATGACTTGTTAAATTAGTAAATTCTTGTGGAGTAGTGGCTAATTCGATGTACTTTTGCTTAAATACCGACCGTGTAAATTTACCCCCTATTTGGGCCTGCGGGGCATCAAATTTCGACTTAAATTCGACAGGTATATATTTGTCTTGCTCAAAAATTACATTGC